ATGACGGTGCCGCTGGTGGCCGTGCCGCCCGCTGCGCCGATGCCGCTGATGCCTGTTTGAGCTCCGCCCACGGCCGGGACGCTGGCTGTGATGGTGCCATTGTTCATACCGAACGTGACGCCATTGCTGTTGGCGAAGACGACACTGCCGCTCGAGACAGACTGTGTGCCCGCGGAGAGGACCTTGATCACCTCCGTATCCGCCAGGCTCACTGTAATGGCATGGCTGCTGTTCCAGTCCGACGGACGGACCAGCGTAGTGTCCGCGTCGTCGGCTATGAGGCTGGTCTTGATATGCTGGACCGTAATGCCCATGGAGTTACTCCTGCATCAGCTGTTGCGCAAGGTCCATGATGCGCTGCTGGTGGCTGCTTTGCCCCTCCATCATCTTGCTGAGCGATTCGCCCAAGCTATTGACCGACTGGTGAACCGCTCCGAGCCCTTCGGCGTACGGCTTCAGCGCCTGTTGAAGCGCTTCCGACACGTCGAAGTTCAGCACCGGAGCCGGCGCTTTTTCCTTACTGGCCTCAACGCTGCTGACTTTGCTCTGCAACTCAGCGATGAGGCGCTTGGTTTCGTTGTCGTCGCGGTTCTTCAGCAGCTCCGTGATCTGGTGCTGCCTGTTGTCCTGCTCATTCTTCAGCAGGTCGACCTGGGCGGCGAATTGCTCCGCCAGCTCCTTGCGCCGCATCTGCTCGAGCTCAAGCTGAGCTTCGAACTTCTGGCGCATGTCTTCCAGCATCGGAGCCTGTTGAGCCTCCTGTACCTTCAGTGCATGGCTGGCTTCGTCGACAGCCTTCTTGCGTTCCACTTCGGCCATCGCAGCCTTGTAGGTCATCTCGATGGCGGGGTCGCTGGGCGGCGGCGGCATCTTCTTTTGCACAACTTGGTAGGCGGCGGCGAACATCTGCATCACCTGGCTGAGTTGTTGCTCAATGCCGGCGAAGCCCGCACGTGCGCCCGCGGCGATGAGTCCGTCAGGCGGTGCCAGCTGTTGCTGTTGAGGCTGCTGGGGCATCATTGAAACATACCTCCCTGCGGTTCATTCAGTTGCTGCATGGCTTGTTGGTCTTGCACAATGCCCTGCACCCCCCGCATCACCATTTGCTGGTAGAAGAAGATCAGGTGCTCGCGGCAGTGCTGATACAGGCTCATGACATTGGGATCAGGCGCCGGGTCCCCAGCAACGATAGGGGACAGAATAAGACTCAGGTGGCACTGCATATGCGCCAGGTGGTCCTGCTGCGGGTTCGCCGCCAGTTGCGCGCCGTGCATTGCCGCGACGTTCTCGGACATCGGGTCCGCAGTAATTGGTTTCGGCGGTGCCGGCAGGAGTTCGTCGATGTTGTCGATTCGCAGCCGCTCGAGCGCTGCCCGGCGGATGGCTACCTTGTTCCACGGGATCGAAGGGTCCTGTGCGTCCGCTCCTTGCATCTGCAGCACGGCTTGCATTTGCGCGAAGCGCTGCGTCTCGCTGAAGATGTTGGGGTCGCTGACGGGCTCGATGTCGTCGTTTTCCCTGAAGTCCTCAGGCGTAACGCCGAACCGCTGCATGTCCTCCGCGTTGGGGTACTGTACGTTGAGGCGGCAGATGATATTCAGTGCGCGGGCCTGGCTCGCGTGCAGCCGCGCATGGATGGAGCTGAATACTTGGCTACCCTGCTCGATGAGGGCGAGCGCCGTGCCGACGGGCATCGTGTTGCTGGCGTCGGCGATCTTCTCCTCCGCAGTTGCCACGACGCCCTTGGCCTGCTGCGTCAGCCAGTCGAGCAGCTGGAACAACACCGTGCTCGGCGGGTTGAATGGCATCGGCATGATGACCTTGCGAATGTCGTCGATGCCGGCCGGCGCATCGATCTCCTTGACTTCCGTCACGTCAATGAGCACGTCCTGGCCACTGGCACGTCCGCCCTTGAGCTTGATTGCTGTCGCAGCGTTGTTGATGTGCGCAGAGTCCAGCAAGGCACGCAGTGAGCCCGTCATACTGGCCGCCATGCCGCCGATCAACTGGAACAGGCCAATGCCGTAGACCCCGCGCCACGGGATGAACTTGTCCTCGACCCACCACTCCAGGGCTTCCGTCGGCGCTTTGCTTTGGTCCCAGTTGCGGTAGAAGCCGACGATCGTGCTGGTGGGCTCGTCGATGTGGACAACGTAGCTCGCCTGCTTGCCGCCGGAGAACGTGTCCGGCTCGACGGTTAGCTGGCACGTGACCTCGTAGATAAGGCGGATGCCGTCCTCGTTGTAGCCCGTGGCCTCCTTGCCTTCGATCTTGTTCGTGGCCTCTTGGGACGACGTCTCCGCGATGCTTTGGCTGGTGATCTTACTGGGTAGGTCACGGTAGAAGCCGCTGGCGACGCGCTCTTCGAACACGGCCTCTGTGACGTCTTGCACTTCGGTGATGCGCGGCGAGGTGTAGAACGAGTTTGCCGAGTAGGGCAGCAGGATCTTGTCAATCGGCACGAAGCGCATGACCGGCCGCTTCAGCACCGGGTCGTAGATGTACTTCTCGTACTGACTGCCGCCCAGCGGGAGCTGCGTGAGGAGAATCTCTTTCTCGTCACGATACTCCGGCATCTTGGTGGTGAGTTGCCAGTTGAGGAAGTCGCGCTTGCGGCGGGCACGCTCCAACTTCTGCTCGTCGGACTTGCCGATGAGCTTGGTCTTCACCGGTCCGCCCGCGGGGAATAGCTCCTTGATTGCTCTGGCGGAGAAGTCGACGCAGCCCTCAGCCAGTGCCGGGTGCACAACACGGGAAGCGCCTTCGAAGTCCGCACCGCCCGGCGCGTCGTCGCCCAGGCCCGTGCGCTGAATGCCCTCCTCGTAGTCCTTGTCGCGCTTCTTGCGTGCCTCCTGGTCCTTCTCTATCAGGTCCAGCAGTGTCGTGGCGACGTTGTTGAGCGTGAACGCATCCAGGCGTGTCGCCAGGTTGTCGCCGAACTGCTCGGGCGGTGCTGCGTCGTCCTGAGGGTTTAGGTCCACCAGGGCAGAACCGTCCTCCATCTCGACGGGCTCGCCCATCGGGGGCAGTTCGGTATCCGTAACTTCATCCATGCCGCTCTCCTGTACGCGCTTCGCGCATTATACCTGTTTACCTTGCCTCGAGTTGCTTAACTAGACTGTGCAGGTCCGTGGCGTTACGCACCAGGCCGCCGGATGCGAACTTGCCCCAAGTATCAGGCCAGACTGCACTGCCAATAGCATCAATGTCCGCCTTGGATACGTAGTCGCTAACCTCTTTGCCAGCTGCCTTGATCTTAGCCAGCTCGAGGTCATTCCAGACATCTCGCGAGCGACGCAACCCTGTGTTGTGCAGGTCTCCCACGTCACCCCAAGACGCGATGTCCTCGGGTGGGCGGCGCACGAAGTCTTGCACGAAGGGCAAGTACTCATCCTTGGGCGTGCGATCCTGCTTGCCTTTGACTTGGGCAATTCTAGGCGGCATCTCTGCCTGCCCAGCAGTTATTAGCCTGTCATACGCTTCATCCCCCAGGGCTTTGCGTATGTCGTTTAGTGAGTTATCTCTCGAAGCTAATACTTTAGCAAGCACTTGATTCTCGTCGTTAGATAATGCAGACCGACCGATGCCTTTTAGCATTGCGGTCTGCATATAAGTAGGGTGTTCAACTTCCACCGTCACATGCGGTTCGCCCTTGGCATCTCGCAGCGAGAAGATGCGCGACCGACCACTCAGCACGTCGTCACAGTAGTCCCCGACGCAGTGGCCCATCGTGTCGCCCTCATATTTGAGTTGGTCTGCAAGATCACGCTCACCATTGCTCAGAGACAGCCCACGCTCATCAACTTTGGGTTGTGCCTTCAGTTCCACCCACCGTAGTCCTTTGGGGTTGTTCTTGGCGTACTCACGCAGCGCTGGCATAGCGAGACCGAACTTCTGATTGGCTTCGGTCTGCTGCGTAGCGCGCCAGGCGTTGATGTCCGCGACACGACGCACCGCTTTCTCCATGCTCATGTTCTTCATGGCTTCGGGGGTGAGCAGCAAGTGGCGTGGCAGTCCGCTCTCGGGGTTGAGCGCGTTGCGGAGCTCGTCGGTGAGATGTGGTAGGCCGAGTTGCTCAGAGCCAACAGGAAAATAGAGCTCATGCACCCTAGTGTCCTTTGGCATAGTCTTACCGCCGAAAATGCCCGCACGTTCAGCTGCAGATAAGTCACGAGCTTCTAGGTTTTTGACTACGCCATCTGCATACCTCTCCCATTGCTCTGCTAGTGGATTAGTAGCATATCCATGCAATGGGTAACCCCCCACCCCTCGGCGAGCAAGTACTCTGTCCATCAAAGGGGACGTATCGCGTATGCCACGAGGTTCAAAGTGCAGCACACCTTGCTCCGCTAGGTTTCGCACCTCGTCCTCAGGCGTCGCCATTCGGGTCTTGATGTATTTGGTTAGCGCGCCGCGTATCCAACTATTCATCGGCATATCGACGTTGGCATCTCCTACATAAGATTCTAAGGCACTTTCCACAGAGCCTGGCACCCAGTTGCCGCCCTTCTCCTTCACAACGTTGAGTGGCATTACGCCCGCGAGTGCCGGGTGCCCAGAGCGAACACCACGCTCCACCACCTCAGCCCCTGCGCGCCCGATGCCCTTCAGCGCGCGCAGGATACCTGTGGCCGTGTTCTTGGGCAGTGCGCCGCCCCAAGCCGCGGGCAGCGTGGGGTCGAAGAACGGAGCTTCCAGCTCTTGGTTGCGCCGCACGTAGCGTCCGCCACCGTAGTTCGCCGGCAAGTCCTCGATGCTCCACCCCTCGGGCAATTGCCCAGCGCTCGAGGTCTCGTGCGTCAGCTCGCGGGCGAGCTTGCTGCGCCTGTCCTCCACCGCTCCGCCCTTTGCGTACTTCAGCAGTCGGCCCTCAGGCAGCACGAAGTTCTCGTGCTCAGAGCCAGGGATCAAGGTCTTATCCCCTTGCGGGATGAAGCCGCGCTTCTGGTAGAACGCCCGCGTGTTGGGAATGTCCAGCGACTCCAACACCCACGGCACATCGGGGTACATGCGCTTCAGCTTCTCGAGGATCGCAGTGCCGCCACCTGGTGCTACGCTGCCCAGGTTCTGGATGTAGAGCGCACGCTCGACGGGCGAACCCGCGAAGTGGCCGGGTGGGTAGACTGCGGCGGCGGCATCGAGCAGTTCATCAGGCGCCTGGCCATTGGGCAGCTCCAGCAGTCGCAGCTCTTCGTCCCAGTGCCGCGGGGCCATTGCTCCACTCATCGTGCTGGACTTGATCATGCTGTGTGCAGCGCCGAGCTCGTTGTTGCCGCGACCACGCTCGAACTCCCGCATGAATCCGTGGTTGTCTGTGAGTTGCTTGAGGCGCTGCACTTGGGGCTTCGCGGCACGCTCAGGAGCTGAGGCCAGGATGCGTTGAATGATCGCTTCGATCGGATTAGGCATCTTTACTCCTTTATCAGTTCAACGCCGCCAGGCTTGCCGACAATATACTCTTGGAAGTCTACAGACGGCCCCCACATACCACTGCTCGGGTCTCGGCGCACCCCCATAGCTTCTGGGTGCTCCAGTATTTTCTGCCATACTCGATCACGCAGCTCCGGGTTGTTGGCTAGCAGCTCCTGGTACAAGTTACTCCGCAATATTGGAAACTGCCCAGGCTGTTTAATGCTCAGCAGGAACTTGTTATACTCATCAATGTCCCACCCAGCATCTGCTAGCCCAGCAACATTGCGCTTGGTGTCTGGAACTATATACATACCACGCATGTCCCGTGAGTTTAGCGGTAAGTCTAGCTGCTGCATTGGATCTTGTAGCTGTGGCTCTTTGCTAAGATGTATAGCGCGTAAAGGCCCGTGCGCTGTATTAGGTCGCGTCATCGTACTGATGACATCTTCACTGGGAAACTCTTGCAATATCTTAGCACGTTGCCGCGGCACTTCCCGCCGCAGCATTTTCACAAGGAACGAATTTAGTTGAGATAAGGCTCCAAGGCTGTTAGGCATAAGGATTCGTCCGCTTCTTCTTGCTATAGTCTTGTTCTTCGATCTCGTCATCAGCTGCAAAGTCGAGCTCGAAGTGGCCTTGGTCCCGCAGATAGATCAGCGCCTGCGTGAATGTGTCCACCAGGTCGTCGTGCTTATCGTTGGGGAACTTCTCTACTTGGCTGACGAAGGGACGCGCCCAGGTAACGAACTCACCGGGCTCCTTGCCGCTTTCGGGGATGTAGACGACGTCTAGCTCCAGCACTGGAGCCACGTTATGAGCGCGCATGGTCTTGCTCGCATTGCCCGGGTCGTAGGGCACAGACGGTACGTTCGCAGCCCTGAGGTCCTGGAGGATGCTGATGCCGCTGGACTTCTTCTCGACGAGGATGATGTCCGGCTTGCGGCCCTTGGCCTTCTGCGGGTTGCTGCTTACACGCCCGTACACTGCGTGCCACTCGCTGATGATCTTCTTGCGGAAGGCGGGATAGCCGAGATACTCGGTCCAAGCATCCAAGAGCATCGCGCCGCGCTTGCCGCGCTCACTGAAGATGCCCCACACTGTGCAGGCAGTCGGGTCATTGTTCTTGCGGTTCTCGTCGGAGTACGCACCGTCGTAGCTCTGCACGATGAGCTCGAAGGTGGGCAGCTCCCACTTGCTGAGCCAGAGCTGCAGGTGCTTGGTCTTCAGGATGCCACCGCCGGCGGGGGACGGACGCTGCTGCAACTGGCCAGACGTGCCGTACTCGCCCAGCAACTTCTTCAGGCTCTTCACGCTGCCAGCATCGAACATCTCAGGCCAGAGCAGTGAGCCATCAGTGGTGCGAGGATCCTCCCAACCGATGCTGGTCTTAGCACGTGCCCCTTCGTACTCCATGGGGAGGCACAGATGCTCAAAGCCATGCAGGTCTTCGATGATGTGGCCGGTCATGTCGTGCTCGTGCAGCCGCTGCATGATGACCACGGTCTTGGCGCCGCGCGATTTGCCGCGAGTGGACAGCGTACGATCGAACCAGGTGTTGGCGCGTTCCCGCTCGGTGTCACTGTCTGCTTGCGCAGCGCTGTGTGGGTCGTCACAAATTTTACGGTCTGGATGCTCACCCGTTGCACGACCGCCGACGGACGTGGCCATGCGCCAACCGCCGCTGGTCAGCTCGTACTTGAGTTTCTGGTCACTACCCTTGCGCACCTGGACCTTAGGCCAGCGCTCTTGGTACCACTCAGACATGACAATGTCACGGCACTTCTGTGCATCGCGTATTGCCAAGTCTGCGCCATATGAGGCACCCAATATTCTAAGACCTGGGTTTTTTGTCCACTCCCATGCAGGCCACGCAACACTAACTAAGAGCGACTTGCAGCACCCTGGGGGGATGTTGATTAGCAAGTTATCTATCTCGCCATTTGTCACAGCCTCTAAATGGTCAGCAATAGCATGCAAATGCCAATTATCCACAAAGGCAGTGCCAGGCTCAACAATCTCCCAGCATTGCTTAGTGAACTCGATAAGACTGCACTCAGCAAGGCGCTGTTGCTTAGTGCGTCGCACTGCGTCGAGCAGGATGACGGGTGAGATGCTCACTCTCGCACACCTCCAGCCTTGACAAGCAGCACTTCGAGGGTGGCCAACTCTTTGTCGGTCAGCTTGCCCAGTGCCGAGGCATCGAGCTTGATTGCTCCGCCGTCAGGACCCGCGAGCTGCAGCTGAGCAGGTATCTTGCGAGCGCTGTACTCAAGCAGAGCTTTGGCCGCAGCAATGCGTTCACTAGGCTTGACGAAGATGTTGGCACTAAGCGTCTTCAGGATGTCAAGTGGATGATCACCAATCTCGGCGACGTACCGTGCTTGCAGCTGCAGTGCTTCATCACTCAGAGGATCAAGGTCACCGCCGCCTTGTGCTTCGACGAAGGCCAAGAACTGGCGGTCAGCACGCAGACTGAGGATGTCAGGCGCCTGACTGTCGTCAGCCTTGGCCTTAGTGCTTGGCTTCTTAGCTCTGGGCACGCATGCTCCGCATCTGCGCCAGACCGCCGCGCTTGTAGTTGAGGATACCTGAGCTCTCACGGATTGCACGGCGGACCTCAGGAGGCAGCTCTACACGTGTCCAACCATCTTGCATTCGGACAGGTACACCACTAGCACTAAGCGGCTCGAACAATTCTTTCGGCAGTTGCTTGTCATATATCTGCTCATAGAACTTGAGCGGAGACTGCGGGCCTCGCACCGAGGCAATGCGCTTGGCACTGGGGAACAGCACGGCGTCGACACCAGCCTCGGCGCTACGGTCCAAGAGCATGCGGCCGAGCTTGCCATATACACGGTCGAGCTCAGGGATAGCCACGTCCGTCGCACCGTGATTCACCGCCTCCTCCAAGTCGCTTTGCAGTTCATCGACGACCATTGTGTGGCCGTGCAGTGGAGATTCAGGCAGCACAGCACCACGTGCATGGCCGAGCTGCGCCGGGTTGCCGAAGTGGAAGGCATAGTTGGAAGCTGCCATCTCGTTGAACCCAGGCTTCGCCAGGCCACGCGATGCTGCGTCTTCAGGCGACAACCGCATCACCGTCTCAAAATACTGACCTGGCTGACCCAGGCCTTGGCGCTGGTATTCACCATAGGCCGGACCCCAGCTGCGCTTGTTTCTTGACTCAACAGCACGTAAGGCATCGTCGATAGCGCCATGTTCATGCATGGCTTCCATATACAGGTTGAAGTAGTTATCATCACCGAGTGCATCTTGCAAGCGCCGTGTAGCGTTTGCCCACATCGCCCGACGCTGCTCAGGGCGCTCAGCAACTTCCGCGCTATGCAGCAATGCTTGGACAACACTGTCATTCGCAGGCTCTGGATCAGCCATTTCACGCAGCGCCGACTGAAGCGCTCTGGCGCGACTGGGAATAAACTCCGGTGTTTCCACCAGGTCTATTGCTTCGTCCAGCGGGTCAATGCTCGGCGAGCTCGCACCGCGTTGAGCAAAGAGCTTAGGCACTTTGGCCTTAGCCCTCAGCTCTTGCGGTGTCATTCGTGCAGCAGGATCGACATCGGCAAAGACTTGGCGCAGAGCGCCCTGTTTGACCCCAGGTTGCTTTGAAAGTTGGGTCAGCAGCTGGCTAGCTGGCTGGGCACCACCGCGCAACTGGGGGACATTCTCGATGAACTGCGGTGCCATGCGCAGAGCAGCTGGGCGCTTAGGGCTGAGCAGCCGCATCACAACGTCAAGCGGTAGTCCCATGGCTAGGTCCTTAGGTGTAGATGCCGCGATCGTACCGCGAAAAGGCCTTCTGGAGCGCGTCGCGCGCGCATATACGGCAGAAAATACCTTTACGTAGCCGCTTGGGCGGAAAAAACAGCGAGAAACGTTTTGGGAGGATATATTGTGTTTCTGTTTTAAGCAGGCAGAGCTTAGATCTACAACAAGAGAAAACAGATAAACAATATATTAAGAAGATAAGAGAAAAAGAAAAGACATTTAACGATGATAATAAAGGCCTTTTTTTTTGTATATGAAGTTGCATGCTCTGTTTTCTGTATTCTGTTTTTATGGAGGCGTTTTTAGCAGCCTAGCGCTTTGATTTTATAGCTTTTTCTTTCGAAGTCTATGCTAAACAAATGTGTTTTCGAAAGAAAAAACGCGGCCGATTCTGATTAGACTGCAACCACAACTGCTGTGAGTCTGGGATGAAATTTCGATTCTACGCATTGGATCGTTAAAGTACGTCCCCAGTCTTGCTTTGCCGATTTTATTTTTTGAATAAAATGATGCTGTGTAGGGGTTACACGAGAGAACTCTGAACAGTAGAATATCGAAAGTTTTTAGCCGGGGAGCCAAGTGATGGGCACTACGAAGATACAACTAGAAGTACCGGATGAGCTACTGGAGCGCATTGACGCGCTCGCCCGTGATCGCAAAGGCAGCACAGCACCAATGGGCCAACTGCGATGGCTGCAGACAACGCCTGAAGGCAAGCAGGTGTGGAATGAAGTATGCACGAGGCCTAAGTTCACACAGATGACTTCCGCGCAGGTAAATGAGTACCTCCGTAATGAGTACAACAAGTATTTCGGTGGCCCCAAGCCTGGGCGACCTAAGCTCTCAGAGCATCGCCTTGCCATCATCGAAGCTGCGCTTGACGCGTACATGAAGCCGAAGCCCGTAGCGCGGAGGGCTTAGCACATGGCACGAGTAGCAAGGAAGTCGGTCTCGAGTTACTCGGAACCGGCTGCGGCAAAGCTTGCCTCCTCAGGTCTGGGTGTCGATGTCGCCCTGGAGCTCGGTATCGAGGAGTCAATGAACGCAGCGGCGTGGCACAAAACGCTGCACCCCATTCAGGCCATACGGCTCCCGTATTACGACCTGGAGGGCAAAGACTCAGGATTCTATCGGGTGCGCTATTTGGGCGTGCTGCCGGGCTTTCTGGGCTCACTGGAGAAGCCTCAGCGCTATGCGCAACCGCCAGGCACGCTCAACTGGGTGTACCTGCCGCGAATGAAGGGCATGCCGTGGTCGCAGATCGCCAATGATGCGACGGTACCGTTGCTGATTACCGAAGGTGAGCTGAAAGCCGCGTGTGCGTGCAACCATGACTACCCGACGATTGCATTGGGCGGTGTCTCGGTGTGGCAATCGAGTAAGAAGTCTGTGCCATTGCTGCCGCCGCTTGACCAGTTCACCTGGAAGAATCGCCAGGTCACGATCGTCTTCGATTCAGACGCCGCCACCAACCCGAATGTCGCTGCCTCGTCAGTGCGGCTCGCGAAGGAGCTGCTCAGACTCGGTGCTGTGCCAAAAGTCGCGACGTTGCCTGCCGCGGTCAATGGCGACAAGCAAGGCCTGGATGACTTCCTGGTTGCAGGACAAGACCTGGATGCCGTGATCGACGAAGCCAGGCCGCTCGGTCTAGGCGACAAGCTGGTCAGCTTCAACGAGCGGTACAGCTATGTGGTCTCGCAGAATGTGATCATCAACCTCGAGACTGCGGCAAGGCTAAAGCGCGACGACTTCGTCAATGGTCTGCATGCCAATGTCCGTGAGATTGAATTCGTTCCCACCGCCCAGGGTAGTTTGAAGCGCGTAGAGCTGAGTGTGCCGCGGGAGTGGCTCGAATGGTCGTCCAGGCGCGACGTCGGCGACATCGTCTACAAGCCAGGAGCGCCACGGATTACGCGGGAGGGCGACTACAACGCCTGGCCAGGATGGGGTTGCGAGGCGATCAAAGGCAACGTCGAACCGTGGAACAAGTTCATGACGTACATCTTTGAGACGAGTCCAAGCGATCGCAAGTGGTTCGAGCAGTGGCTGGCCTATCCACTGCAGCATCCAGGCACGAAGCTCTACACGGCGTGCTTGCTCTGGTCACCCGAGCACGGCGCCGGGAAGTCGTTGGTCGGTGTCGTGATGGGTCGGATCTACGGGCGCAACTACACGCTGGTAGAGAACTCGGACCTCTTCACGCAGTTCAACGAGTGGTCTGTCAATAAGCAGTTCGTCCTTGGCGACGAGATCAGCGGCTCGGACAAGCGGGCGGAGTCGGATAAGCTGAAGGGGCTCATTACCCGGCCGCTGGTGCGGATCAATGTCAAGCACCTGCCGACCTACGAGGTCGTCGACTGCATCAACTACTTCTTCACCTCCAACCACTGTGACAGTCTCTTCCTGGAGGACCGGGACCGTCGGAACTTCATTCATCGACTGCCATCCTATTTGCTGACTCGGCAGTTCTTCATCGCCTTCATGAAGTGGCTCGACGAGCAGGGCGGTAAAGAGGCACTCTTCCACTACCTGCTCAACCTCGACCTGAAAGGCTTCGACCCAGGTGGCCCAGCGCCAGTGACACAGGCGAAGTTGGAGATGGCTGACCACTCGAAGAGCGACGTTGGTGCATTCGCTCAGGACGTCCGCCGGAACCTCGACGACTACCTTGCACGGCTGCAGCAGTTGCTCCACCTGAAGGTCTCCCCCGACATCGTCCGCAACTCCCATCTGCTGTTCCTCTATGATCCTGATGGCAAGACGCGCGTGACATCGAATGGCCTTGGCCGAGCGCTGGCCACTGCCGGCTTCAAGACCGTGTTCGTGAATAATACCCTAGCATTTGGCACTCAGCGCGTGTATGTGATGCGCAATGCTGACAAGTGGCTGAACGCCAAGCCCGAGGTTCTCAGGGCTTACATTGATAGCATTTACCCTCCACCAACCAAGAAAGGATAAGCATGTACAACATCGGTGATGCAGTGAAGAAGGTCGGCGGCGACTATGAGTTTGTCGGCCGGGTCGTCGCGGGCTTCCGCAACCTGTCAGGCCTGCGCCGCTACGTGGTCGAAGACGATCGTGGCGTGCTGCACGTGTATTCGGACAAGGTGCTGGCGCCGGCTTCGGAGGACGAGTTGAACAGGTCAATGATCGATGACATCAAGGACTTCCACGAGAAGTTCGGCCTGGCATACCGTGGCCTACCCCAAGAGCTCAGTGCCGAGGCCTCGGCGTTCCGCATCAAGTTCATGCAGGAAGAGCTGAACGAATATATCGACGCCGTCAACAAGCATGACCTGGTGCAACAGCTCGATGCCCTGGTCGACCTGGTGTATGTCGCGCTTGGCACGGCGTACCTGCAAGGCTTGCCCTTCGAGGACGGCTGGAATGAAGTGCAGCGGGCGAACATGCGGAAGGTGCGTGCAGCTGCAGATGGCAGCAATAGTAAGCGAGGCTCTCCCTTGGATGTGGTAAAACCTGAGGGATGGGTCGGCCCAGACATGGCTGATGTCCTGCACCGGGCGTACTGTCAGAACGGCTAGCATGCTATAATAGCTTTAACCTTGCTTGGCGGCAAGTTTAGAGCTAGCCCTGGAATACCTCAGTGCCCCTGCTCGGGGTCCGCCAACGCAGCCATGCTGTGACTGAGGTATCCCAGGGCTTTTTTATTTTGGCGGTTGTCATGGAGCATAGGACTTGTCTTAACTGCGGTACTACAAAGCTTGTTAGCCCTGAAACTTGGGCATATTATAAAGAGTATTCACTTGGTATTTGCCTAGCCTGCAAGACGGCAAAGCCAAGACAAGCTAGGAAAGAAAAAGTACAGAGGGTACTTACGGAAGAGCAGAAAGAACGACGCAGGTTGGCGGCGAAAGCTAGGAAAGAGAAAGTACAGAGGGTACTTACGGAAGAGCAGAAAGAACGACGCAGGTTGGCGGCGAAAGCTTGGAATGCTAAGCATAGAGATATTGTGCTGGCAAGGTCAAAGGCTTGGCATCGTGCAAACCCAGAAAAACGTCAAGCAAGGGTTAAGGCTTGGCGACTACGAAACCCAGACAAAGTGAAAGCAAATGTAAGCGCTTATAGCAAACGCGTTAGAAAGCTGACTCCAAAATGGGCTAACAGAGAAAAAATTCTTGGCTTCTATTTGACGGCTATTCAGCTTACAAAGCAAACAGGAATTCCACATCACGTAGACCATATTATCCCGCTCCAGGGCAACCTGGTCTCAGGCCTACATGTTGAGACAAACCTACAAGTACTTAAGGCCTCTGAAAATCTAACCAAGTCCAATAAGTTCCCAAGTGGTTAGCCATAAGAAAAAATTTGTGTACAGCTATTTACAAGTGCTGTGGATTGGAGTAGAATAACCCCATGCTGATTAACACTCAGCGCGCTGCGAAGGCCAGACAGCTGAGCAGCCTGACCGAAGTCCAACTGTTTAAGGAGTCCGCCATGTCTGCCAAGCATACCCCCGAGTCCCTCAACAAGATGTCCCTCTCCGACCTGACCGCGCTCTACAATGAGCACGCCGCGAAGCCGATCAAGAAGTTCGCGTGCAGCAAGGAAGTGGCCGTCGTCCGCACGATGCAAGTGCTGCCGAAGTCCAAGCCTGCTACGAAGAAGTCCGAAGGCTCCAAGCCCGTCCGGGGTGTCGGCGCCTACGCCAAGGAACTGCTGGCCAAGGGTGAAAAGCCGGCCGACGTCCTCGCCGCCGTGTTGAAGAAGTTCCCCGATGCGAAGACCACCATGAAATGTGTATATTGGTATTCCAATGTCATGAAGAATGGCTAAGCCGCCGAGCCCCGAGAGAGGGGCTCCCTAGGCCTGCGGAGGGCGGTAACGCGCTGCGGGATCCTAGTGAGACCCTCTTTCGGGATGCGGACGAGTAGCTGACGATGGGCATATCGCTGCGGCGAGCAACTCACTCAGCAATCCGCATCCCACCCACCTACCACAAGGAGCATCGTAATGAACGTCGAAATCAAGTGCCGCTTCTCCGGGGATATTCTGTTCTCGCATGAAGCGGAAGAGAACGACCTCCGCATCACGCTTGAGGCTGCTGTGACCGACCGTGCCAATCTGGCCCGTGCCTATCTGGCCGGTGCCAATCTGGCCGGTGCCAATCTGGACAGTGCCAATCTGGCCGGTGCCAATCTGGACAGTGCCAATCTGGCCCGTGCCTATCTGGCCGGTGCCAATCTGGCCGGTGCCAATCTGGCCGGTGCCAATCTGGACAGTGCCAATCTGGCCCGTGCCTATCTGGCCGGTGCCAATCTGGACGGTGCAAATCTGGACGGTGCAAATCTGGACGGTGCCTATCTGGCCGGTGCAAATCTGGACGGAGAGGTGCTGACCAAGGCCCCGATTTCGTTGATCAATCTCAAGTGGAACGTCCTAATCACAGAGCAATTCATGCGCATCGGCTGCCAGAGACACACCCACGAACAGTGGGCGCAGTTCAGCGACAAAGAGATCAACAGCATGGATTCCGGTGCGCTGAAGTTCTGGCGCAAGTGGAAGACCGCGCTGCTGGCGCTATGCGAACTTCACCACGAAGAGCCAACAGCTTAAAACTGGTGTACACAGAGACAGAGGCTTTGATAAAATAGTCTCTGTCGCTTCACGCAAGGGGCATGCCATGAGTGGTAATCAAACAGTTCGCGAGTACTTGACTGACCCAAGTAAAGCCCGGTGTCATAACTTCTATGACTGGTTTTGCCGTGACACGTCGCTTCCGCGCAAGGCCGAAGTTCTGACGGCAAAGGTCCGCCAGTTGGCAGCCAGCAGCAAAATCAACCAAGATACCATGTATTGCTGGTTCAAGAATAACTGCCCCATGGTCGGCACGCTGTACGACGACCTGCGCTTTGCGGACTGCGAAACTGGGGACACCCTCTACACAGTGATTCCTGCCGTCGGCTACGAGGCCAGCAAACGGGAGTTGCGTGAAGGCAAGCGCACCGGGCTGGCTGAAGTCTGGGGCAGGGAGAATAACTTCGACGGCCCTTTGGTTGTCGGTACGTGGCGCGACGTTCGTAAATTCTTTGGGGTCTAAACATGCCGATCACAATCAAGCGCCGCAAGGCTCCGCAGACGCTCACCGCGTTTCTGGAGGAGCACAACCTGGAGCTCGTGGTGGAGGAAAATGATTACGGGTTCATAGCCTCCCTGCGCGGCTTCGAGCTCAAGGATGGGGGTGTGCTTTCCTCTGTGTTCGGGAAAGACAAAACGCCGGTCAATGCTGTGCTGAAGTTGCTGCCGCAGATCGTGTATAGGCAAGCCGTGATCCACGCGATGGACTCAGAGAACCGGAAGGTGTTCTACGTGCCAGAGTTGGTGCTCGACGACGCTGCCTGGGCGCAACTGGAGATCGAGCTGTGACTAATGACGAGCAACTGGAACGCGCGACGCTGGAGGACGTGTTCAACGCCGTCGAGCCGTCGGGCAAGAAGGTGATACCCCCCACAGCGATTGCAGCAAACCTGTTCAACGTGCCGTACGAGAAGGTAACCAACCATATGCGCAATGTAGCCTCAATGCGCCATCAGATGTACAACACACGCTAAGGAGAAGCACATGAGCTTTATTGCATTCAAGAAGGCGGTGGCCAAGCAGTTCGCGGTCATGTCTGCCGGCCAGTTGTTCCGCACAAACGTCGAGCGCGACGTGCTGTGGGACGCCTACCTCGCCGCATTCCCCGAGGGGTCGAACCCGATCTACCGCAAGAGCACGGAGCACGACTGCTCGTGCTGTCGGCAGTTCATCAAAGCGGTGGGCAACGTCGTGGCCATTAAGGACGGCGCGCTGGTGTCCATCTGGGACGTCAACATCCCTGGTGAGCCGGAGTACCAAAAGGTTGCGGACCGGATGTCGGCCCTCGTGCGTACCGCCCAGATCGGCGACCTGTTCCTCATCGACACCAAGGCGGTGGGCGTGGACCGCAACTTCGAGGAGCTCATTGGCGGACAGCAGCAATCCTGGGAGCACTTCTTCGTCAACGTGCCAGCGCACCACGTGAAGCCTAAGGGCAGCATTCCGACGTTGCTGGGTGAGTTCCGCAGCAAGCGCGAGGTGTTCCATCGTGGCTTGACGGAGATCACCATCGATTCGCTGGAGACCATCCTCGAGCTGATCGACCAGAATTCGCTGTACCGTGGCGCTGAGCACCGGCCTGCTGTGGTGAACGCGCTGAAGCAGCACCGCGAGTGGAAGGGGGATGTGCTCTACACTTGGCTCAACGTGCCGACCATTCCGTTCCGCAACACGGTTATCGGCACCCTGGCCGTCGATCTGTCCGAGGGCGTGGAGCTGAGCCGCGCAGTGGCCTCGTTCGAAGCAAAGGTTGCTCCGGCCAACTACAAGCGACCCACGGCCCTGGCCACGAAGGGCATGATTGACCAAGCCAAGAAGACCATCGAGGAGCTGGGCCTGGCCTCGGCACTGCAGCGACGCTATGCCACGCTCAACGACATCACGGTGAACAACATCCTCTTCGCCAACCGCGATGCACGGAAAGCGATCACGGGCGACGTGTTCGATAAACTGGCCGGCAGCGTCAGCAAGAACCTCAAGGCGTTCGACAAGGTCGAGGAGGTACCGATTGAGAAGTTCCTGTCCGACGTATTGCCCAAGGCCAAGTCCCTGGAGGTGCTGCTCGAGAACCGGCACGCTTCCCGACTTGTCAGCCTCGTCGCTCCGGTTGACCCCACTGCGCCTGGGCTGTTCAAGTGGAGCAACGGGTTTTCCTGGTCCTACACCGGCAACATGACGGATTCGATCAAAGAGCGGGTCAAGGCCGCAGGCGGCAACGTCACGGGTGATCTGTGCTGCCGCTTGGCCTGGGACTACACCGACGACCTCGACTTCCACATGTACGAACCAAGCGATGCGCACATCTTCTTTGGAAATCGGAATCGAACCTCTTACAGCGGCGGCAAGCTGGACGTGGACGCCAATGGTGGTGACGGCATGCGCGACAACCCTGTGGAAAACATCTTCTACAAAGATCGCAAGACCATGCGTGAAGGTGTCTACACCCTGAAGGTCCACAACTTCACCCGACGCAGCGCCGACGGTACGGGCTTCGAGGTGGAAATCGAGTTCGACGGCCAAAAGCACAACATCGTCTACGACAAGACAGTGCGGACAGGTGAATACGTCGAGGTGGCTAAAATCACCTACACCAAGGCTGGTGGCTTCAGCGTCGCCAGCCAGTTGCCTTCCTCAACGGCCAGCAAAACCTTCTGGGGTATGCAGAGCAACGTCTTCCAGAAGGTGAACGTGCTGATGATGTCCCCCAACCACTGGGACGGACAGGTCGGCCTGGGCAACAAGCACTACTTCTTCATGCTCGACGGCTGCAAGAATGAGGACACCGCGCGCGGGTTCTACAACGAGTTCCTGAAGCCGGAGCTGGACAAGCATCGCAAGGTGCTGGAAATGGTCGGCAGCAAGATGAAGACCGACGAGTCGAGCAACCAGCTCAGCGGGCTCGGCTTCAGCAGCACGCAACACGATTCCCTCATCTGCCGTGTCGAGGGTACCTTCAACCGCGTCATCAAGATCGTTTTCTAACCAAGGAGATCACCATGTTTGAAAAAGCCTCTCGCCGCAAGATCCGTTTCGACTCCCCCAAGGGTGCCCTGTCCGTCGAGGACCTGTGGGACCTCCCGTTGACCAGCAACACCGGCAAGGCCAACCTCGACGATATCGCCAAGGTTCTGCACTCTGAGCTGAAGCGCGACGACGGTGTGTCCTTCGTCACCAAGACCAACCCGGCCAAGGTCATCCCGCAACTCAAGTTCGACATCGTGCTGCATATCATCGAGGTCCGCGTGGCCGAGAACGAGGCAGCGGCGATTCGCCAGGCCAACCGCGAGAAGAAGCAGAAGCTCATGGAGCTCATCGAGCGCAAGCAGGACGCGGCGCTGGAAGGTAAGAGCATCGAAGAGCTGCGCGCCCTGATGGAATCCCTGTAACCGAGGAGAAGACCATGGGAAGTAATGACGACGACGACGACAATGACACCCCACTGCCGCCGAACCGCGGGAAGATCTGGCGGGTCGAAGATGTGCAAGAACTGCGGGCGAGGTACAAGCAAGGCGCATCGGTAACTGAGCTGATGGGCGCATTCGGGCGGACGCGCGAGAGTATCTCCGCCAAGCTCACCCCGTACGGCCGGCGTGACGCTAGCGGCTACACAGTTGTCGAAGAGTTCTATCGCATCCCCGCCAAAACCGCGTACGCAATCAACAAGGAGAAGGCCATGCAACTCAATATCGAAAACCGCCAGTTCGTGAATGGCACTGACGTGAAGACCATGACGCTCGACGACTTTGTCCAGCTCATTGGCAACGCCGGCGAAGCCATCAAGAAGCTCGACGCCGTGAGCCCCAAGCCCAAGGCCCTCATCAACCGCATCGAGAAGCTGCGCACCGGTATCGTGACGCTGGTCAACCTGTGCGACGAGCTCTTCCCGGAGTAAACCATGGCCGACAAAAAAGTCGTCTACCCCAAAACAATAGGGGGTTGTATCGATCTGCTCTACAAGAACCGTGCTGAGCGCTTGGAGCTCAATGCGAAGATCGATGCACTGAAGTCTGCCGAGGGTGCCCTCGAGGCCCACATCATCAATAGCTTCGCCAAGACCGAGATCGCCGGCGCCAAGGGCAAGACGGCAACGGCAAGTATCAAGACTACAACGGTCGTCAATACGACGGACTGGGATGTCTACCTCGCTTACGTGGTGAAGAAAAAGGCGTGGGACTTGCTGCGGAAGCAGCCGGCGGCACGGGCAGTGCAGGAGCGGTGGGACCAAGGGGTGGAAGTTCCCGGGGTTGAGCCGTTTGTCAAGATCAGCCTCTCGCTGACGAAAGTCTGATCATGGCACGCCTAGTCCTTGCCGCTCAAGTGCAGTCCATTATCTTGGCCTACGCACTTGACAACCCGGAGAAGGTGTTCGATCTTCATGATCTGCGAATGATGCCGAGCATGACCAAGTTGGGTGCCTTCGACCACCATTTGCAGGCAGCTCTGACGTCGCTGCACAACATTAAGAAGTTGGTGAAGCTGCCTGGTGGTAAGGGGCGTTGCAGGCATTCATATCAGTTGGCGACTGATGCTCGCCTACCGCAGAAGCCTGTGACGCAACCGGCGGCCAACGAAGCAGCACCGATAGTCGCTTTGGCTGACCTGAAGGTGCAAGTGGACCGTCAGAAAGCCGAGCTGGCCATTGAGTTCAAGGGGCTCTGCATTCGTATCAGCGTGGTGAACTGACAGGGTTACACAACTGTGCAGTGGTAGTATAATCACAACATCATCAACAAGGAGCACATCATGACACTCAAAGTTAATCGCTCTCCGGAAGAGCGGTCCCAAGCAGTGCAGAAGGTTTGCGCCGACATCACGGGGCTTTTGCCGACGGCTGAGGCCATCATCTTCGCTGTTATCGACCCCTCCGGCGAAGGCCAGCTTCTCATCTGTGGCAGCACCAAGCAGATCTACGACATGACGCAGCGCATCAACGGCATGGTGGGCAAGGAAGTCGCAGCGGCAATCATCAACGAGATCATGGGTGAGGGCCAATCGCCGAAAGGCCCACTGGATGATATGCTCCCAATGCCGCCGAGTGTGCAATGAATATCTTCTTACTCGACCTCGACCCCGTTGCTTGTGCTGCGGCACATTGCGATAAGCACGTCGTCAAGATGGCGACGGAGTATGCGCAGCTACTTTCAACAGCTGCGCGGCTCATGGGGTTCGAGCATGGAGGGTATGCTAGCACGCATGTGTCGCACCCCTGCACCCAGTGGGCAGCAGCCAGTGCCATTCATTGGTCTTGGCTGTACCGGTTAGCCAAAGCCGTCGGCGATGAGTATACCAAGCGGTATGGCCGTGAGCATGCGGCAACCAAGGCTCTCGGCCTATTGCCGCATGCCCTCCGTGTGTCGACGCAGTATTACAAGCTCACCCCGAAGACCTGGGCTCTTGTTGTCCCCGAGGACTGCGCGCAAATCAAAGACCCGGTCCTAGCCTACCGGCAGTGCTATATTGTGCATAAATCCAGGTTTGCGGTGTGGCGGTATGGCCCTCCGCCGGCTTGGTGGCCGAAAGATAAAATACAGGGTTACGCGCAGACAAGACTTGCGTAGAATTTGCCTACGGTTTTCCATCGACCACCGCAAGCGTCGATCTAACAACTTGGAGCAATGCACAAATGGCAAGTGCTAAGACCGCCGTTGCGAAGCCCTCTGGCAAGGGCACTGCAGTTACCACCTGGAAAGACAAGCTCAAGGGCTACGCCCAACAAGCAGTCGCTATTGCTGACGAAGCCGGCAGTGGCGGCCAGTTTATTAGCGTGAAGGCAGGCCAGCTCACCTACAACGGCGCGACTGTTGCCGGCAACAAGCTGAAAGTCGTTGTGCTGGAAGGCGTCCTGGAGAACTGCTACTATGACTCCGACTACGATCCCGACTCGCCGGCATCGCCCGTTTGTTTCGCCTTTGGGCGTGAGTTGGACGAGATGCGGCCGCATGAGAAGTCCACGCAGCCTCAGCATGAGACCTGCAAGGGTTGCCCCATGAACGAATTCGGCACCGCGGAAAAGGGCAGTGGCAAGGCCTGCAAGAACGTCATGCGCCTGGCCATGATCCCCGGCGAACCGCTGAACATCGAAGCCATCAAGAAGACCTCGGCGGCGTACTTCAAGCTCCCTGTGACTTCGGTCAAGAACTACACGACCTATGCTAAGCGCTTGGCAGCATTGCATGAGCTGCCGCCCTTTGCATTTGTCACGGAGATGACGACGCAGCCGGACGCCAAGAGCCAGTTCAAGGTGCTGTTCGACGATGTGTCGATGGTCGAAGACGACCTGATGGACAGCATCATTGCACGGCACGAAGAGCAGGCCGAGGCGATCAACTTCCCCTACCAGGCCGTTGAAGAAGCGGCGGCCAAGCCGGCACGCGGCGGCAAGAAGCCTGCTGCCAAGTCCCGCAAGTACTGATTCACCCACCACAACCAAGGAGTACATAGTATGGCCAAGAAGGAACTGAACAAGGAAGAAGTGAAGGCCCTGAAGCAGAGCATCAAGGATGCGAAGGCCAACCTAAAGGAGCTGGAGAAGGTGGCGAAGCAGGCCAACAAGGCTGTCGAAGCCCAGGTCAAGACGCTCAGCAAGCTGGAAGCTCAGCTGCCGGCGGCGTAAGACGCGGCACCTGGGGCTGGAACCCTCGGGCGTACCACGGAAACGCACCGTAGCCGCAAAGCGTGACACCCTGGAGAGACAGGGGCTTCTGGAAAGTCGGACCTACAGCATAACGGTTCGATGCGGCAGACAAGACCGAAGGTTGTGCAGGCCACCCGCCTACAGATTAACGGTCCGACTTCCCAGAGGCGGCGCCACCTTTTACAAGGAAAGGAAGCTCCCAATGTGGTGCTGGTGCAACCCGGCGCTGCCTCGCTAACCTTGGGGGTCCTATGAGCTTAATGAAGAACTACGAAGCATTCTATGGGCTAGACGCCAACCGCGTGAAGGAAGATCGTCTCCGTCGTAAGATGGAAGAGCACCAAAGGTATCTTCAGTAAGAAGCCGCCATGCTTATGCGGCAGTATACTACGGCGTACCCGTACGGCGGGATGAACGGCCAGGCTGCTGCCCAAGCTCCGAATAATCTTAACCCCCGCAGCAAGGTGCTGCTGCTCTGCAACTAACCAAGGAGAACCAAGTGGCAATCAAGTTGAAGTCGTTCAAAGAACTCGTGTCCATGACCAAAGAGAAGCTGGACGAAGCCCTCCTGCCGCTGCGTATCGACGCCGGCCGCAACAAGGCCCAAGGGGCAGTGATCACGCTCAAGGAGAAGCTCATCACCATCGAGACGCAGCTCAACGAGCAGTGCTCCCAGAAGGAGCTGAACTTCGACAAGCTCACCGGCCTAATGGACGAGTACGACCTCACAGAGCGGCAGCTCAAGCAGATTGAGGCTCTCGTCTCCGCGCTGTTCCCGCAGGAGTAAACAATGCTGACTAAGGAAGAGCTGGCGCGTCGGTTGAAAGACTGGGCCCAGCTCAACAAGGACATCATGACTTGGCCTGAGGAGGAGATACAGCAGGCCCTGGATTATGAGAAGAAGAACCGTGCTCGCGTACGGGTCTTGCTCCGTCTCCAGAACCGGCTGTCGAAGCTCCGTGGCCAGCGTGAGCGCAAAGCACTCCTCGAGGTGGCGCGTGGCTGATATTCCACTGCGATACCTTTCAAAGGTATACGTCAATGATACTGGCTGTTGGATATGGCATGGTGCTACTATAAACTCAGGCTACGGCTGTATTAACTACTTGGGTGCTCGTAGGCCTGCGCATAGGGTGTTTTGGTCAATATTCAATAACACTAATGTGGATAGCATAGGTGACATTATGCATAGCTGTGATAATAGGCTATGTGTAAACCCGCAGCACTTAAAGCTTGGCACAAGACAAGAAAACTTAGCCGATATGAACGCTAAAGGTAGAGGTGTTAAAGGCCGACCCTCGAAGGTTAGGGGCTCAAAACATAAACTTGCTAAACTAACTGAGGCTACAGCACTAAAAATTAAAAAAGCTGGGTCTTATAGTGAAGCTGTACAACTTGGTATAGACTTTGGAGTATCGAAGAGCACAGCTAGGCGAGTATATTATGGGAGCTTATGGGCATGGCTTTAACGTATTTAGACTATGAAACTGAGGCCATTGACCAACGACCAAAATACCCACCAGAACCGGTAGGTTTTTCTTTGCGCAGGCCTTCTTGGAGGAAAAGTAAGTACTATGCTTGGGGGCACCCTGTCGGTAACAACTGCACTAAGGAGCAAGCAGCTAGTCTACTTGCCGAAGTGTGGCGGTCTGGGGATTACATAGTTGCCCATAACGCAAAGTTTGAAATGGCAGTATCTAACGAACGTTTAGGTCTGCCCATGCTGCCACCGACCAGAGTGCATGACACGATGGTATTGGCATACCTCGTCGATCCGCATGCCAAGATGATTGGTCTGAAGGAGCTGGCTGAGTCTCGCCTTGGCATACCGCCCACTGAGCGCGACGAAGTACGGGAATGGCTCATCACCAATGGCTTTGTCAACAGAGCCAATAAGAAGGGGTGGGGCGCCTTCATATCGAAAGCCCCTGGTGATTTGGTAGGCAAGTATGCCTGCGGCGACACCGACAGGACAAAGCTCATCTTCGAAGACTTGCTGCCTGAGGTCATCAAAGATGGTATGCTGCCCGCGTACCAACGAGAGCGTGACCTCATACCTGTGCTTTTAGAGAATGAGCGAGCAGGCGTCCATGTCGATGTCGAGCGGCTACGGACCGACGTCGAGATGTACAGCCAAGCACTTGACAAGGTTGCCAAGCTCATCTTCAAGGCACTAGACTCCAAGCCGTTCAACTTGGACTCAGGCGAAGAGGTTGCTGACGCGCTCGACCGTAAGTTCCCAGGCATCCAGTGGCCGTTGACGCCAGGCGGTGCGCGGTCGACGTCCAAGGATGCCCTGCAAGAGGTGCTTGCTGGTCGACCTGAGCAGTTGTATGCTCTCTTCGTCTACCAAGCCACAGTCACGACTTGCGTCCGCACCTTCATGGCGAAGTGGCTGGCAACAGCTGAAGAAACTGGCGGGCTGATACATACCCAATGGAACAGTGTTGCGCAGTCTGAGGGCGGTGGCACACGGACAGGTAGGCTGTCGTCTACCCCTAACTTCCAAAACATTCCCACGCTGAAGTCTGCTGGCTTCGTCAAGGCCATTGCCCTTTGGGAGAAGTACCTCAAGAAGTTGAGGCTTCCCCCTTTGCCCATTGTGCGCAGCTATATCGTGGCAGATAGCCCTAACCACGTCATCCTCGATCGTGACTTCTCCCAGCAGGAGCTACGGGTGCTTGCCCATTTCGAGGACGGCGAGATGATGGAGGCGTACCGTGAAAATCCAAAGATGGACTTGCACGACTACGCTGCAGAGGTTATCTCTGCCCAGACAGGCATTGCGCTAACCCGTAAGGAGACTAAGGGTATTGCCTTCGGGTTGCTCTATGGCATGGGCCTAGCTTCTTTGGCAACGCGCCTTGGGGTAGACATGGGCACGGCAAAGATGCTGAGGAAGGCCTACCTTGATACGTTCCCCGGCATCAAGGAGATCCAAAAGGACCTGGAGTTCAGGGCACGGCATGGCCTGCCTATGACGACGTGGGGTGGCCGCAGGTACTTCGTTGAGCCACCTCGCATCATTGGTGGCAAGATGCGGGAGTTTGGCTACAAGCTCTTCAACTATCTTATCCAGGGGTCGTCCTCTGACATCACAAAGGAGGCAGTGCTCAGGTACAGCGAAACTAAGAAACACGGTAGAATTGTCCTAACAGTGCATGACCAGCTAGTGGTTAGCTGCCACAAAAAAGCTTGGAAAGCTGAAATGGCATTATTACGGGAAGCTATGGAGGGCATTGAGTTGGGTGCTCCCCTTATAAGCGATGGAGGCGTAGGCTATAGATGGACAGAATTGGAGGACTGCAACTGAAAAGGGTTTGCAAAAAATGTGGCGCCACAAAATTATTCGAACCAGCTACATGGGTTACCCATCATGGTAAACCTGTAGGACGTGTATGCCGGGCATGTAAAATTGCCTATAGAAGTGCTTGGCAAAAAGCAAATAAAGACCGTGTTGAAGTCATTGGGAAAAGGAGTAGGCTGAAACATGCTAAAAAAAGATCCGCGGCTACTATTGCCTGGCAAAAACTAAATAAAGAAAAATGTGTTGCAAGACAAATTGCATGGTGTAAAAGGAATCCTGGCAAAGTTAATGCACGCTGCGCAAAAAGGTATTTAGCAAAGAAGTTGCGTATCCCAAAATGGGCAGACTTAAAAGCTATACAAGCAATCTACATCAAGGCATCTGAGCTTACACAAACTACAGGCATAAAACACCATGTTGACCATATAGTGCCTTTGCAGGGAAAATTAGTTAGCGGGTTGCATGTACAAAATAACTTGCAAGTGCTTACAGCAATGCAAAACATCTTGAAAAGTAATACTATGGAGGATTGTGAGTAATGGAAATGCCAAAGTGTTTCGGCAAGGGCCTTGACGTTGACTACCAAAACAACTGCCTTGCCTGTGTGTATCGCGACAACTGTGTGAGGGCAGTCGCAATCAGCAGCCCAACTGAGGTCTACAAGCCGGAGATGCAAGTCAGCACGGCAATGGATGTGCAGGTTGCCGGGGATCATTACCGTACCATGAAGGTCCAGCCGGCAGAGTATTGCCATGCCAACAACATTGGCAAGCTGGAAGGCGATGCCATCTACTACCTTTCACGGTGGCGCAACAAGAATGGCGTTGAGGACCTGCTCAAGGCTCGGCATACCATTGACCTTTTGATCGAACTGGAGAAGAAGTATGGCTGACCAAATAACTGCCTGGAGCTTTTCGCGCTGGCAGACGTATTGTGACTGCCCGAAGAAGGCCTATTTTAAGGTCATCAAAAAGTTGCCAGAACCTTCGAGTCCTGCCTTGGAACGAGGGACTGTGCTGCACAAGTCTTGCGAAGACTTCCTTCGCGGGGTCAAGAAGACCGTGCCGACGGATGTCAAGCTTATCGCCCCTCAGCTCAAGGCTTTGAAGAAGGCCGGCGCATTGCCTGAGGCTGAGTTCGCATTTGATGTGAACTGGAACCCGGTCAGTTGGTTTGCCAAGGATGCCTGGTGCCGTGTCAAGGCTGATGCACTGACACCACCTGTCCTTGATGACAAAGAGCCGGTTGTCTCTGTCGATGACTTCAAGAGCGGCGGCAAGCTCAATACGGCAGGCGCCGTCGAAGTGAAGGGCGAATACCCGCTGCAGCTGGAGTTGTACTCGCTCACGGGGTTGCTGACCTACAAGGCCGCCGCTCGTGCTTCGTCTTCGCTCATCTTCATCGATCATGGTCAAGTTGTACCGATCGGCGATGAGCTTACCCAAAAGGACGTCAAGGCCTTGAAGAAGGCCTGGGAAACTCGGGTGAAGAAGATGATGAACGACACGCTGTTCAAGCCTACCCCGGGTAATGCTTGCCGTTTTTGCCATTTCCGCAAGTCCAACGGCGGCCCCTGCACTTTTTAACCACAAGGAGAATCAACATGGCAACAGTCTATAAGGTGACAACCAAGGTCCACATTACCGAGGGCAGCGACCAGGTCTTCGGTGTTGCTTGGGCATCGTCCGAAGGCGCCGCCCGTAAGGCCAAGAAGGAACTGGCCGAGAAGTACGGCCTGAAGCCCCTGAAGGACGTCGAATACGAGACGGTGGATGTGCCGACGAGCAAGGCCGGCATCATCGATTGGCTTAACGAGAACTTCAATCGCGAGGTGGTGGGATGAGCTACAAGGATGTGATGATCGACCTCGAGACCCTCGACACCCGCCCCGGTGCTGTGATCTTGAGTCTTGGCGCCGTGTTCTTTGACCCAGTAAAGGGCCTCGGCGATGCCTTCCATCTGATCATCAGTCGTGCCGACAGCGAGCTGATGGGCCTGACGGTATCGGCAGATACACTGGCTTGGTGGGAGAAGCAGAGCGATGAAGCCAAGAAGACATTGCATGCGGCTTCCTCTGTTGCTGCCCTGGAGCCTAGTGCTGTGTTCGGGGAGTTCAACAAGTTCCTCAGCAGGGCAGAGGGCGGCGCCAGCAAGGTGAAGCTGTGGGGTAATGGCTCGGACTTCGACAATGTGCTGCTCATTGCGGCCTACGAGGCAGCGGGTGTGAAGCCCAACTGGAGGTACTACAACCACCGCTGCTTCCGTACGCTGAAGAAACTGGCGCCTGCCGTCAAGGTCGATCGGCAAGGCACGTATCACAATGCCCTGGACGACGCCAAGACACAGGCCGAGCACGCCATCAAGATCTACCAGCACCTGGGCCTGTACAATGCCTAAACCGGTCAGGGTTACGCCACCTCTGGAAAAAGACATTGAAGCCCGGTTCTTGAGGCTACTCAAGGAGCGGAAGCTCGATATCAAGGTCCGCAAGATGAACGGTTTGGGCTACGCTGCATGGCCCGACCGGCTCATTATCGGCCCCAGGGGCTTCATGATGTGGCTTGAGTTCAAGCGGCCGAAGGTAGGCAAGCTGTCTGCTGGGCAAGAAGCCATGTTCATGGAAATGGGAACGATGGGCCACCAAGTGTATGTCCATACAGATGCTTTGCTGGCCGTCGAAGAGCTGGAAAACCTCATGAAGCTGCACGGTACGCATTGATATGCCGAAGCCCTGGATTCCGTTGCCTTACATGGAAGCGGCAGTACAGCATCTGATCGAGCGCTCCCATGCAGGCTTGATGCTCAAGCCAGGGATGCGGAAGACGAGCATAACACTGGCAGCCTTTGAACTTCTTCGCAGCATGAAGATGGCCAAGGGTCTGCTAGTGCTAGCCCCTCTCCGTGTGTGCTATACCTCCTGGCCTCAAGAGGTTGCTAAGTGGGATGACTTCAAGCACCTGTCTGTCGGCATTCTACACGGCCCCAAAAAGAGCAAGGTGCTCAGGGAGCAGCATGACGTCTACTTGGTGAATTACGAAGGCCTTGAATGGCTGTTCGATGAACTGAGCTCATTCAAGAAGCTCCCCTTTGATATGCTGGCCGTCGATGAGTCGACGAAGCTAAAGCACACTAATACGAAGCGGTTCAAGCTGATCAGGCCTTGGCTCAACCGCTTTACTCGTCGCGTGATCTTGACCGGTACACCGGCAGCACGCAATTTGCTTGACCTATTCGGCCAATGCTTCATCATGGACAGTGGACAGACTCTTGGTAGGTACATCACGAAGTACCGTGGCGAGTTCTTCTATCCTAGCGGCTTTGGTGGCTACACCTGGTTGCCGAAGGACGGTGCTGAGGAAGCCATCTATGCACGGTTGGCGCCACACTGCTACTACGCCCATGACGAAGACTGGCTGAAGTTGCCACCAATCCTGCCAAAAGACATCGAAGTAACACTGCCTGCAAAGGCCCAAGCAGCTTATGACCAGCTGGAAGTCACCCTTCGGCTGGACTTCAAGAATGGCCGCGTAACGGCTGCCAATGCAGGCGTCGCCTCAATGAAATTGAGGCAGTATGCCAATGGTGGGGTCTACCTTGATGGTGCCGAGAGAACTTGGCAGAATGTACATGATGCAAAGACTGAAGCTGTGCTAGATCTGCTAGACGAATTGCAAGGCCAACCAGCATTGATTACGTACGAGTTCAGGCATGACCTCGATCGCTTGAAGGCCGCACTTGGTAAGGATACCCCCCATATCGGCCGTGGCGGTGTAAAGCCAGGTGCCATGCAAGAGCTCATCAAAACCTGGAATAGGGGCGAGCTACCTTATATCATCGTTAGTGCTGCATCCATGGCCCATGGTGTCGATGGCCTGCAGGAAGCAGGCAAGGCGGTAATATGGCACTCTCTGACTTACAACTTTGAAGACTACGATCAGCTCATCCGTCGGTTGCGACGCTCAGGGCAACGTGAGCGGGTCCTGGTGGCACACATCATTGCTGCCAACACCATTGACACTGCCATCCTACGGATGCTCCGCCAAAAGGATGCCAAGCAGCGCACATTGTTTGCTGCATTACGCGATTACTGGACCTAAAAGTCTGGTTTACATGGGCTGTGCATTGTGAGATAATAGCATTGTGAATTGATTGTTTACCATGTTGGAGGCTGTCATGCAAGAGGCGCCATTTGTTTGCTTCACATTTCAAAAGCACTCGGCAATTGTCATCCGCGTCACTGAGCGGAAGATTTACGCCATTCCACTGACCTCAGACGGTATCGATCTGGTCGAGTGGCCGCAATCAAAGTTCAAGGAGCACCGTGATCCGAAGGACAGCTCAATAAAGGCCCCTGAATGGGTGCCCTCAAATTACCCCGTTGGCCGGGCAGCTGCACATTACCTGGCCTCCACGAAAGTGATACCAATCTCTAAGGCTGCACGCCAGCAGTTGGAGAAGATTACATCGCCCCTTGACATTTCACCGTTAGCAGTCGAGGCAGCGGCGATTGCTTTTGTCAATACCGAACGCCAATTAAAAGGGCTGCCGCGCTTGGCCGATGCAGCAGCTCCCATCCATCAGGCCGACAAGGAGAGTAATACCATGGCTACTGCCAAGAAGACTGCTGCACCGAAGGAAGACACCAAGAAGGCTGCTGCCAAGCCGGCTGCGAAGAAGGAGGATACCAAGAAGGCTGCTGCCAAGCCCGCCGCCAAGCCGGCTGCGAAGAAAGCCGCTGCCACCGAGGAAACCGGCCGCAAGCCCGGCGTCGGCTCCCTCATCATCGAGGGCCTGCTGGCTGGTAAGGCTGCCGAGGAAATCCTCATGGACGTCAATACCAAGTTCCCCGACGCCAAGACCACGAAGACCAACATCAGCTGGTACAAGTCGAAGCTGAAGCGCGAAGGCAAGCTGGACTGATCAACCAAGGAGCTGCTATGTTTATCATGTTAGAGGGCCCCGATGGCGCCGGTAAGACGACGCTAGCCAACAGCCTGCAGCTGCTGCTGCCGGGGGCTACATATACACACCATGGACCTGCCGCTGGGCTTACACCCAATGAGCTCAGCGGCTCGTACATGGCATCGATGAAGCCTGCGTTTATGGGCGACCTTATTTTGGACCGCGGCTGGCTTTCTGAGCCCATCTACAGCCGTGTCTACCGCAAGACTGACTCACGCGTAAGCTCAGCGCACCAGCGAATGCTTGAGAGGGCAGCCTTAGCACTCAACATGAAGCTCGTCATCTGCTTGCCACCTTTTGCGGACTGTGCTATGGTTTTCAAAGGCCGTGACGAGCTGTTGGAGGATATCAGTCAGTTGCGGGATGTCTACCAGGGCTACACGGTTGACCTGATGACCAGCCTGCCGGCTGCGAAATACGACTACACTGCCGGCGAAACTGCAGCCGAGCTGCTCTCAAGGCTTCCGGATAGACCTACGCCTAAGGTAATCCTCATTGGCGACCGTCCGACAACGACCAACCCGCACCAATCTAAGTTCCAGGTGCCGTTTGTGTCGTTCAACGGCAGGGGCTGCAGTGAATGGCTTGCTGTAGAGCTCGATGAGGGCTGTGTCAACGAGGCTGACCTGTGCTGGTTCAATGCTTATAGCTCTACCCTAGAGCACCTCGACCCTGATCGGCTGCCAGTTGGGCTGCCTGTCATCGCGCTGGGCTCCAATGCAAGTGCTTGGTGCCGGGCGCATAGCATCAGCCACCGACTGGCACCCCACCCGCAGTACCACAAACGGTTCTATAATGACAAGCCGTACCCACTTATCGGTATGCTCAAGGAGATCACGCAATGAAGCAATGGCATGACATTCTGGCTAAGGCCCTGAACTTTGGTGAGACCCGGCAAGACCGTACTGGAGTAGGCACGCGTTCGTTGTTTGGCGAGATGCTGACGTTCCAAAACATCGCCGCCTACTTTCCCGCAGTGACAACCAAGAAGCTCGCGTTTAAGCAGGTCTGCGCCGAGCTTGCTTGCTTCATTCGTGGCTATGACAACCTCAAGCAGTTCCATGAAATGGGCTGTACTATTTGGGATGCCAATGGAAATGCAGACTACTGGAAGCCAAAAGCTCGCTGTGAAGGCGATTTAGGGCGTATTTACGGCACACGCTGGAGGGCTTGGCGTATTTCCGATTTTCGGGAACAGCCAACACCAAAGCTGCGGCCCGGTATCCCAGCAACAGTCCTTGGTATCGCTAACGGGAAAGGTTCTTATAGAGGTGACCCCCTAAAGCGGGTGTGGAATAATATGCTCCAACGCTGCTACAACCCCAATACTAAGAAGTACCCAAGGTATGGCGGTAGGGGTGTTTTTGTAGTAAATGAGTGGCTTGAGTTTAGGGCTTTTAGTGAAGCTGTAAAAATGCTACCTGGCTGGGATGAAGCCTTTGGTAATAGGCGCTTACAACTTGATAAAGATCAGTTAGGCGACGGGTTTTGTTATGGTCCTAGTACCTGTAGCTGGGTAACGGCAGAAGATAATAACCCAAAGCCGAGGATTTTGTACACCGTAGAGAAGGCGGGTAACCAGTTTTCATTTACGAATGCTTACCAGTTTTGCCTTGAGCATAGTGTAGACCCTAGTAATTTTTCTAGGCTTTTGAACAAAGGTAAGTACCGCAAATCAGCAAACGGCTTTAGGCTTATCTCAGCTAAGTCACTGGGGCCTACAAAGCCAAGGTACAGGGACCAGCTAGCTGAGTTGGTAGCAGGCCTAAAAGCTGACCCGTTTAGCCGGCGACATGTAGTTAGTATTTGGAACCCGCCAGAGGATACTGAGGCTGTGCTTCCTCCTTGCCATACCATGTTCCAGGCTTCAGTGCGGGCAAATGGCGTCTTGGACTTGTGCGTCAATATGCGGTCTGTGGACTTATTCCTTGGCCTGCCGTTTGATGTTGCGAGCTACGCAGTCCTGCAGCATTTGCTAGCCAAAGAGGTGCATCTGGTACCCGGCAACCTGGTTTTCTTCTTGGGCGACGCGCACATCTACAACAACCACCTGGACGCCGTGCAGACTGTCCTTGGGCGTATGCCGAGGTCACTACCGATTCTCAACCTTGCAGACGATACAGGCCTGTTTTCCTTTAGGCCGGAACAAGCTACGCTACACGGCTACACAAGTGATGGCGCAGTTTCGGCGGAGATGAACGTATGACACGCCCAAGCATATCCAGGTACATGATGAACTTGGCACTTGTTGCTGCCACACGTACAACGTGTATTCGACGTGGTGTTGGTTGTGTGCTAACCGATCTGTATGGTAACCTGCTTGCCATTAACTACAATGGCGTAGCGTCAGGCCAAGACCACTGCAATGAGGGTCGCCCTTGCAAAGGCCATGACTTGCCACCTGGGCAAGACTCGTGCGAGGCAGTGCATGCTGAAATCAATGCACTGATCCGTTGCGATCGCATTGAGCGTGTGCATACGGCCTACGTGACACTTAGTCCTTGCTTGTCATGTGCAAAGGCGTTGCTTGCAACGCCCTGTAGTCGGATCGTGTTTCTTGAATGGCATGCGCGTAGCGCTGAGGCCAAAGCCCTTTGGCTTCGTAATGGGCGTACCTGGGAACAAATGGAGGACTGACCATGAACCGCCGAGACCGTCGTTATACCCAGCTGTACGGAATCACCGCCCCTGAGGCCGTAGCGCGTGGCGTCTGCGCTAAGTGCAGACAAAAGCCTGCATGGCCATCTGACTCAGAGGCCGCGTACGAAGCTCGCCGGTTCTGGCGGCAGTCTGGGCTCTGCACTGTTTGTGAGCTCGAAGAGTTCAACTTGGCAGAGGAGACAACCACCCGCCGGCATTGGCTGGACGTCATCATCGTCATCACCACCATCCTCGCAGTTCTTGTGTCCAGCTATCCCTGGGAGTTCTGACATGCTGCAAAAACTCTACTTCAAACATGGGCTGCACTGGCCCCACCGCTACGTGCCAATTGTTCAGGCACTCACCCTCGCTGTGCTCGTTGCCGGTGCTCTGGCCTGGGCCGCCCTACTACAAATGGCGGTGGATGATGCACGGCGGGAGTTGCTGCATGAGAAGGCTGCGGCGGTGACATTGCTCCTCGAGTGCATGAACGGAAAAGCCGTATGGACCCACCCCAATGGCCGCAAGGATGGCTTCCGGATGCGGGTGCATCATTGCCTAGGCACCGAGGAGTTCGACGTATGAAGCAGATAGGCTGGGAGGTCACGTACATCAACGACGGCGGCTACATGGACAGCCTGCTCACGTACAGCACGCCCGACAGCTTTGTCACGTGGTGGCAGAGCATGGGCAAGAACTTCCAGCTTATCTCCAGCCAGCCCATCTTTGTGAAGGAGGAAGCATGAAACAGCTAATCGAGCTAGTCATCGTGTCCGAGGTGGGCCTCGACAAGAACACCGACCAGCGGCTCTACGAGAACGCCCTCAAGAACGGCGCGGCTCAACTCATGAAGGACGTGCTGGGCACGCCGAAGACGCACACCGAGACCATCATCGACTACGGAGACCCAGTATGAAGATGGGTGAGCTTTCTGACCGCGCCCTCGATTGGACGGTGGGACTCGGCAACGAGGTGGATGTGCCGAAGGAGCTGCTGTGACTACCGACACCACGCTCAGGCACTACTCGCCGTGGGGTTCCTACACCACCACTATGGGCTACATCGAGCGCGCCTTCGACAACGAGATGTTCATCGCCGACCAGATTCTCGATGGCGCCTATTGCGACCTGTATCACTCGGCCATGGTGCGCGACCTCGCGCGCTATGGCTACCTTTGGGGGAGCCACTGACATGACCGCACTCACTGCAATGAAGCAGGCGCTTGAGGCGCTGAAACCGTTCTACGTTCCCAACTCACCTCTCATGGTGAACCTCCGCGCCGCAATCGCCGAACTGGAGCAGGCGCAGTCGTTCGGCTACTACGACCACTTCAACGACGTGCTCTACACAGGTCCGGCGGCGCAACAGAATGCTGAAGATGCCGCACGGGGTGGCAACAAAATTACTCCGCTCTATGCCGCCCCTCCCACCCCGGCGATCCCCGCTGGCTGGAAGCTACTTGGGGAGACACGCGAAAACGGAGTTGTGTGGTTCGATCAGAACCCCCACGCATTCCCACTAGGGACGCAGTTCTACGCAGTCCCACAACCTCCGAAGGAGTGACGACTATGCAAGCGATGAACGAATACCACTGGGCGCAGGACAAGATCGACGAAGTGGTGGATGGAAAGAAGCACCACGAAGAGGCGGCCTGCGAACGGCGGTTGCGGCAGATGGCCGCGAGGCGCGAGAAGAAGGCAGCGAAGCAGATCGAAAAGCTGGAAGCCGAAATCGTGCGGCGTCTTACAGAACTGGAGGCAGCGAAATGAAAGACCTGATCAACCGGCTGCGCGAACCGTGGCGTATGCCCGAGAAGAAGCCGCCAGTGATGGACGAAGCCGCCGACGCCCTGAAGGCGCAGCAGGCAGAGATCGAGGCGCTGATAGAGGATAAGGCCCGGCTGGACTGGCTGGAAGCGAACCCGCGCCATGCCCAGATCATGGTCGATGGTGTCGCCACCGACTGCGTTTTCTACGGGATCAGTTGTGCTCAACTGATGAAGCTGCGCGAGGCCATCGACGCGGCAAGGAGGAAGTGATGTTTGACGAACAACCTGATGGCGACTCGCACAGCGAGTGCGCCGCCGAAATTGTCACTCTGAAGAACCAAGTGCAGGCCCTCCGCAACGGCAATACCCTGCTCATCTCTGCACTGATGGGCATGGTCGGCCAGTTCTTTTACGGCAGTGACGAAGACATGGACGGCCCTTTGACGCACAGGCATATGTCTGCGGAAGAGCAAGCGATTGAAGTGCTCATGCTAGCCGGCTTCGCCACAGAGAAAGAGGGCGCGTACTACCTCGACTGGACCAAGCTGGAAGAGCGCGTGAAGGAGATGAAGTGATGACCAGATCACAAGCAACACCAGCATCCAGCCAGATCATTGCCCTGGAAGGCATGGTGCAGCGCCTGGAGCAGCAACTCTCCACCACACAGGCCCGCATCGCGGAACTGCGGGATGCGCTGGAACAGGTTGGGTACTTAATGCTGTGCGGCAAGAAGGATCAACTCCCAGGTCGATGCGACAACGCCACGAAAGTTGTAAAGAAGGCGCTTACCAAGCCCGACGACCTCTCCGCTCTAGAGTCCGTGAAGGCGGCAGCCAAGCGCGATGCGATGCTGGAGGCAGCGGATTACTTCGAGAGGAATTCGGCAGGGAGTGAGTGGGCGGTAGCCGCAATGCGCCGCATGGTAGGGGAGGTGAAGCCGTGAGCGCATTCGAGAAGTGGTTCGAGACACAGTGGCCCCAGTACGCTGCCACGGTCAAGATGTACCAGGAGAAGTCACCGGCAGTGGATTACATGGACGCCATGATCCCGCTACGGACAAAACATGCGGCTCAAAAAGCCTGGAACGCCGCACTGGAACACGCGGCGAAGGTGTGTGAGAAGACAAGCCACCGTGACGACGACATGGGTGCGATCCACGCTGCCGAGATCAGAAAGGAGATCGAGAAATGATCAACATGACAAAGAAGTACCGCACCCGCGACGGCAGATACGTCCGCGTGCTGTGTGTGGATCGGGAGGGTACGCAGCCTGTAGTTGCCTTAGTAAAGTACACTGACGGTACTGAATGTTTGGCGGCATTTGATGCTGACGGGAAGTACCGTGGCGTCCCCAGCGACTTCGACCTCATTGAGGTCGGTCCTTACGAGGACTTCAAGATCGACGAGCCGGTGATGGTGAGTGACACTTCGGACGGCTGCTGGGAGCCCTGGCACTTCGCCGGGGTCAATGAGCGCGGCAGGCCTCTGACGTGGTCGAACGGTGGAACTAGCTGGAGCACCAACGTTTACGTCGAGTGGAAGTTCTGCCGCCGGCCGACTGAGGAGGAGCTACTCCCGGTTACGCCGAAGTAGTTCCTGCGAGCTGAGCCCCAAGCCGCCGATCAAGCCCCGCCGCGTGAAGTTGGGGCCGAGCTCGGGGGACGCCCCGTACAGCGGGGTTAGCATGGGTTTGCCCGTTGCACTATGCCCTGCCATCCGAGCCGCGGCGAGCTTGGGGCTCAGGAGCGTACCGAGGCCGATCGTACTGGTGGGCTCTGCATTCCCGTGGGACAGCTGCTTACCGGCACGATCGGCCAGCCGCAGCATCTCAATGTAGCCGGTAGTATCATGGTCCGTCTGGCCGGTATACCATAGCAGATTGTCCACCTGAGTCTTCTTGCTCGGGGCCAAAAGGTCATTCACCATCACCTCATGGTGCCCGCCGTCGTACTTACCACGCTGCCAGTTGTGCACGATGTCATTGTTGTAGAACGGCAAGAAGTCGCGTTTGTAGACCTCATTGGCCTGCTTGTAAGCTTCATAGGCTTTCTTGTTACCCCCATGATTGCCCCAGCGAGTCAAGTCGCCGTGCAGTGAGCCGTACAGGCGGGCGAACTCCTGGGCCTCGTCATTGGTAATCTGGCCGTTCAGCGCTTGCGTGCGGAGCTTAGCCACCTCTGGACCGATGGCCTGCTGCAACTCCCGCACCTGCTCGAAGCTGAATCCCGGCAGCTTGTTGGGGGAACTGTTGGCCACAGCCTCCAGCATGCTTTTCAGCTGGACGTTGTCGATCTTATTGACCATGTTTGGGTACTTGGACATTACGTCGTCCAGCGCCGATTTCAGTCCCCTGGGGAGGACGTTGGTCGTACCGGGCTGGGAGGCAATGTTGTAGACGGGGGACCACAGATTCTTGTTCGCGGCGTCGATCTGCTCCTTCACCTTGCCCAAGCCTTTGAGAATCTGGTTGCCGTTGCCGAACAGCGCCTGGCCCAACTGAGTCGTCTGTGCATCCAAGCTCTTGTCCATGCCCAGCGGGTGGAAGTTCTCCAGCGCCCGAGTAACCCCCGGGCCAGCTACGTCCCCAGGGCGAAGATCCACGCCCTTGGACTTGGCGAACTCGTACACATACTCGTCCGGCGGGGAGGACCAACGGCCGCTCATGCCTGCCTTCTTGAGCCCCGCGTTGACGAGCTTGGCGCCGACGTTCAGGCCGACGTTGCCCACCGCCGTGCCCAGAGCGCCGCGCGCTCCGCCTTGCAGCAGAGCATCTACCCCAGGCTTGCCTTCGCCATAGTCACTCAGCGCTTCCTCCAGGCCGCCGAGCCCTGCGTTAGCAGCTACGCCCAGGGCCGAGACGCCGCGGGTGAAGGGGGTAAGCATACCGACCCCGACGTTGGCCAGACCGGAGCCCAGCGCACCCATCGGGGTGGCTCGGGCCTTCTGCATTTCAGCGCCATGCTCTTTGGTCGTAGCTTCCTCAACCTCATTGATCAGCCGCCCAGCGCCAAGCGCGTAGCTCTTCAGCTGGCCCCCAGCGCCGCCCAGGAAGGAGCCCTGGTCGGGGAGCTTCTGCCGCGGGTATTCCCCGGAGGCGTCCTTGGCCGGAGCGTTCAGCTCCAACGGAGCGGGAATACGCTTTGTGCCATCCTTGGCGTCCCACAGGGAACCATCATTGCTGATGGCGGCCAGTTCTTCATCGGACAGCTTGGAGAAATCCAGGTCTTCGGCGGACATTACTTGGCTCCTAGGCTTTGCAGCATGCGATGGCGCAGGACGGCGAGCTTGGCCATTTCCTCACGGGCGATGCGCTCCTTGCGGGCATACCAGTCGGGCGTGAGTTTATTGCCGTTCGCCGTGGAGAAGGTCGTGGCTTCCTCAGCCAAGCGCTTGTTGGCTTCTGCAATGTGCTGCATCATATCCAGCAGCGCCATGCGCCCCGCCTGCGTACGGCCAAGGGTAGGTGCCATGTTTTGCAGCAGCTGGTCTTCATAGTTGGACATCGCACCGGGCAGAAGGTTCTGCTGACCTTGCGTGCGGATCTTCAAGGCCATGCCAGTGGCCAAGCTCTGCGCAATGCTGGCGGCGTCCGTGGCGGACCCCACGTCGATGTCAAAGGACCGCAGGCCAGACTTGATGCCTTGTTGCAGGTCGGCGAACTTGCCCTCCGGTACGTCGAAGTTCTTGTAGAGAGCACGCAGTGTGCCGATGTCTCCCAGTGTCGCCGCCGAGGTACCATGCAGGTCCGCCAAGGACTTCCGCTCGCCGGCCAAGTCTTTGCCTTCAGCGGAACCGTAGGCTTCGTTGCTCTTCTCGGTGCGCGGGTCCAAGTATTTGATCGGCGACGGTCCCTTGAGCGTGGGCTCCACTGTCGCTGCGGGTACGGGAGCCGGCGCAGTGATCTCAGGACCTTGCGGGAACTGCGCCGCAACCTCGCGGAGGCGCTTCACCGTGTTGGCCCGCAGCTGATCGTTGTCAGGGTTGAGCTCCAGGCGGCGGACAAGGCGTTCCACCTCGTTGCGCACCTCAGGGGGCAACTGCTCGGGATCCACGGAGAACTTGTCCGGCAGCTTGCCACTGGTGGGGGCGCCAATCGGCACCGTCGGAGGTTGCGCCGTGCCAGTGTCCGTCACGCCCGTCGGGGAACCGCCCACCACGGCGTTGGCTTGTTCCACCGCCTTGTTGTGCGCTTCCGGATCCCGCTGGTCGGTGAATAGCTTGAACGCCTGCTTGTAGGCGTCTTCCCAGAGCTTGAGCTTCGTCGCCGGCACAACCTTCCGCTCACCGGTCTTGTCGTTGTACCAGTACAGATTGCCGGCGTCGTCTTTGGCCTGCTTCCAGTTGCCGGTGGCCCCAGCGCCGAGCAGTCCGCGGGAGGACACCATCGAGCGCTCTTCGGCGGAGTCTAGCTTGGCCCGTTCAGCCACGTCGTTGTACACGAGCTGAGCAGCCGCCTGCTTGCGCTTGAACATCTCCTGGCGAGTGGCTTCCCGTTGAGCGTCCGCCGCAGTGATGCCGTTGCGGATCATGTCGAACGGGTCCATGCGGTTAGCCGTCGGAACCATTTGGCTGGCGAACGCTTGCATCGGGGTGCGGTCAGGCAGCTCGTCATTGAGCATGGTGCCTTGGTAGTCTTCCAGGGCTTGCTGACGTTGAGCTTCCAGCGGCGACGGAGGGAGGCTCCGACGGAGCATCATCATGCGTTGATACAGCGCCACGGGGTCCGCCGCCGACGGCGCACCACTTTGTAGCGGAGGGAGGTCCATTACTTGGTTGGCATCCATTGTGCTCTCCGGTTAGCCCTGCGTCGCCCCATTGAATCCTTGCAGCAGCGCCAGCAGGTAGTCTATATTGTTGTAGCCCGGTTGCTGGTTCTGCGTGACGTTCGCGGTATTGGGGTTGGACCAGTACTTGCCTGCTGTGTTGCCGAACACCTGGCTGAGCCCGCCGAGCATGGTGAGCGGCGTCTGCAGCTGGGTCTGCCAGTCTTTGTAGTTGGCATCGTAACCGCTCTGCTCAATGTTCCGCAGGTTGTTGCCCACAGCGGTCTGGTTGTTGATGTCCTGCCAGTTGAGGTTGGCGCCAGTGTTGGCCAGGTTGCCCCAGGCCGTCGCCGCCTGCAGCGGACGCCCGGCCCACTGGAAGTAGTTCTGGTTGGCGGTGTCGTATGCTTGATCCAAGGCCGTGCGCTGAGCGCCGAGCACTTCGCGGCTGTTCCGCTGCTGGGCGTCCAGGATCGCCGACCGGTTGCGTGTGCCGCCGAAACCGCCGCCACTGGTGAAGGTGGAGTTGATGTTGTTCATGTCGTCAGTCAGCTTCTCACGACCGAGCCGCCCAATTTCATCCACCACCCCGCCAGTGTAGGGGTTCATGTACTGCTGCAGCTCTGCCTGGTTGTAGGGGTCGCTGTAGGCGCTGAGCGCACCAACGGCCTGCTGCAGCCCACCCTGCCATTGGTAGGGGTCCTGCGCACCTTGGTAGCCTTGCATCTGCAGACTGTTGGGGCCGACAGTCAGCGGCTGGTTGTACCAGTTGTTGTCCAGGCCGCTGTAGGCGCTGAGCATGCCGCTGATTGTGTCGCCAAACTGACCTTGCAGTTGTTCCCCCCAGTTGGGGTACTGATGCGTACCGTACTGGTAGGTGGGGGTGCCGTCGGGCGACACCGGAGCGGTCGGGTTGGACATTACTTGGCTCCTTTCAGATATTGCTCAGGCGCTTTGGCCGCCGGGGGGATGCTGTTGACCGGGGCGGAGCGCTTGTGCTTGCGAATGTTTTGCCGCATCTTGTCCAGCTGGGCAGCCCCAGCTGCAGTGTTACCATCGCCGAGCGCTGAAACCGTGTCTGCATCCATGACGTACTCGCCATCCGAAAGCATGGCATGCACCTTGTCAGACTGGCCCTTAGCCATGCCGTGCAGCACGCCGCCGCGCTTCAGCCCGAGCTCTTGCATTTGGCGGGCGCGAATGCCACCAGGATTACGCAGAGCTTCAGCACCGACTTGCATCATGTCGGGGTTGGGCTCCACGGTATCCGGCTTCAGCAACTGGGCTGCAAAGCGGTCGAATTCGTCCGGCTGCCGCATTGCGTGGTCCTTCAGGTACCGCAGGAACCCGAGGATATTTTGCTTCGGCGGAGCCACCCGCCCGCCTTCAGCGTAGCGGGAAGCCGCCAGAACAGGCCGCGCTTGCGGCAAGGAGAAGCTGATCGGGTTGAGCGCTCGGGTCTGGTTGGCCGAAGCAGCCGGCGCACCGACGGGGGCGCGCGCCGCATTGGCATTGCGCATCTTCTGCAAGGAGGCCAAGGCACCGAGGCCGGACACGATCGTGCTCCACGGGTCACTGGCCGCCTTGTCGATCTTGCCGCTCACCTGCTTGCCGAGCTTGGACAAGAACCCGCCGCTGGTGGGGGTAGAGTACCCACCAGTAGAGCCGTCCCCGCGGCCGGACCACACATCACCTGAGCCATTGTAGGCTTCACCGTTGGGCAGTACGATATTGCCGGACGAATCCATGTAGTAGCCGTCGCCCATGTCGTACATGCCGTTCTCGCCCGGGGCTTGGCCGGTGTGCAGGAAGTAGTTGTCGAATGTATTGGCGTCGTCAACGCCAGTCGTGTCGTTGTAGAAGCCGTCGTCGGGGCTGCCAGCGCCGTCATCGACGTACTCGCCAGAATCGTAGTCGTAGTAAAAGCCCATGGTATTACCCCTGTCCTTGCTGCTGTTGGTAGTATGCCTTGGCAGCTGCCAGGCGTTGTTGAATGTTGCTTGGAAGCTGCTGCTTACCGCGAGAGACTGGTGTGGTCGCGCCGGCTGCGAACCGCTGTTGCGGGGTGCCACCGCGTCCGACCATCTGGGATAGTGCCCCTTGCACAAACGGACGCAAGGAGGGACCCACGTAGCTACCGAGCCCGCTGCTCAGGGCACCGGTCAGAATGTTACGCCCATCGAGCCCTTTGCCATTGACCAGGCCGCTTATCCCTGCACGCCCAGCCCCAGTGAGTGCGGAGGCTTGCCACGGTTGCAGCCCAAGGCTGTTGACGTACTGACCGAGGCCGCCAGACAACCCACCCGTCAAAGCCCCTTTGCCGAAGCTGCCACCACTCATTGCAGCCCCAGCACCGCCCATCAAAGCGCTGCTGGCAATCTGTGAGCCAACAGAACCGAGGGCTGGTTCCATAGCTCCGGCGAGGCCACCTGCAATGTCGAAGCCGCCCAGACCAGCAAGACCGGTAACCACGCCTAGCGGGTTCTTGTTGGCCGCCGCGTTGAGGGTGTTGAGGGCCATGCCGAAGCCCTGCATCCCGGGGACAAACATCAAGGCGGTGCCGACGAGTCCAGCAATTTGGCCCCATGGACCGTCAGGGTCGTTGCGCTCATGCTGTGCTGCCGGGGACATGTCCCTGGCCATCGTCGCAGACGACTGGGCATTCTGGTCAGTGTCCAAGCCCAGTTGGTGCGCCACGTAGGCCGTGTCGTTGGTCAGCTCCTTATCGACCCCGACCCGGCCGATGCCGAACTGTGCCGGCCAGTATTTTTCGTCGGTGAAGTAGTCGGCGTCCGGTGTCTTGTCGATGCCGCCGGGCTTGCGCGCTGCCTGGCCTCCGTAGAGCCGAAACGCCTCCGCCGGGTCACGGGCCCACACGCCGCGCACCAGGTTGTCCGCTTGCGTGGTGGGGTCGTCCTGACTCAGCCACTGGGCGAAGCGGGGGTCCTGCAGCGCTGCCGCGGCGTGGAGCCCCCGGTTGTCGCCGCCGATGAGTTTGTAGTCGGACCACTTCCCGTCCGCACCCATGGACTGTATGGTGGGGTTGGTCATGACATTGGGCGCTGTGCCGGCCTCCATGAATCCGTTATCGACCAGGGCCTGGTACGGGTTGCTGCCCTGGTTGATCTTGAACTTCTGGCCGCCGATGTCGTAAATGCCGTCCTGGTTGCTGACGTTGAAAAACTGACCTTGGCTCGCGGGCTGCGCTGCCGGGGCCGGGGGCTGCGCAGCCGGCGTGGTGTATTGCGGGTTCAAGAACCAGGGCGTCTGATTAGGCGCGGACATCGCCGGTCTCCAGCCAGAGTATCGTGCGGCCCATCTCGTAGAAACCTCCGGTCTCGTTGCTCATGAACTTCAGGCGGGGGTGCCGCCGCTGCTCACGCACATCGAT